CCCGTGTGCGTTTTCTTTTCGCCCAAAAAGGCCCCCCGATGACAAAACGCAAGGCCCCCGCCCCGCCCGCGCCCGTGTCGTGTGACGACGCGACAACGCAACCGCCCCCCAACGCAGGGCAGGACGCGTCAGCGAACGCGTCAAGGACGCAAGGAACCGCCCCTTCCCGCGATCTGCCGCCCGGCGACGTAGGTTTGCGCGTCCTGTTCACGAAAATCGACGCCCTGACGCCCTACGCGCGCAACTCCCGCACTCACTCAACCGACCAAGTGCGACAACTCGCCGGTGCGATCGGCGAGTGGGGGTTCACCAGCCCCGTGCTCGCGGACGCGACGGGGATCGTGGCCGGGCACGGGCGCGTCCTCGCTGCGTCGCTGCTGTACTCACAAGGCAAAACGATCAACTTGCCGAACGGCACCGCGATCCCGACCGGAACCGTCCCCGTGGTCGACGTTTCCGGGTGGTCTGACGCCAAAAGGCGCGCCTACGTCATCGCCGACAACAAGCTGGCGCTCAATGCCGGGTGGGACGAGAACGCGCTTGCGATCGAGCTCGATGACCTCAGCGCGATGGGCTTCACCATCGACCTGCTCGGCTTCGACGGCGACGAACTCGCGCGCCTGTCCACCGCGTTCGAGAGGACCATCAGCAGCACCACAGTGCACGATGATCGCTTTCTTGTGCTCGTCGACTGCGGCAACGAGCAGGCACAGCAAAGCGTGTTCGAGGAACTGAAGAAACGGGGCCTGGAATGCAAACTTATGAGCTAACCCTCAAGTCCGACGTGTTCAAGACGTTTCGCTGCATGAAAGCGGCGAACTCGCTCGACATCGACGCCGAGCAAAAGTCGGTGCACCGCTTCAAAGTCGACGCCGACATCACCACCGCCTTCAACGTCGGGCTGATCGTCGGCGCCTCGGGCAGCGGCAAAACGACGCTCGCGTCCAGCATCTACGGCCCCGACGCCTTCCGCACCGTGCTCAACCTCGCGCTGCCTGTTGTCGATCAGTTCCCCGAGGAATACTCGTATGACGAGTGCGCCGCGATGCTTTGTGGCGTAGGGCTCACCGCCGTGCCGTGCTGGATACGGCCCGCGTTCACTCTGTCAAACGGTCAACGCGCCCGCGCCGAATGCGCGCTGCAACTCGCGCGCGACGATCAACCGCTGACCACGATCGACGAGTGGACCTCCGTCGTCGATCGCACCGTGGCGAAGGTAATGTCCTTCTGTGTGCAAAAGCACGCGCGCCGCGTCAATCGCCAGATCGTGCTGCTGTCGTGCCACTACGATGTCATCGACTGGCTGAACCCGGATTGGGTCATCGACTGCAATCGGCAAGAATTCAACGACCGGAGGTCACTTTGGCGATCCTTCCAACGATCAGAACAGCTTACCTTTGACATCCGCCCGGTCGACGCGTCGACTTGGCGCTATTTCAGCAAGTATCACTATCTGAGCGAACGCCTGCCCGGTGGGTACATCCGCACGTGGGGCGTGTTTCACGGCGACGAACAGATCGGGTTCCAATGCTTCGCGAACTACGTTCCGCGTCGCACTGGTCAACGCATGAAAATGCACAGCAACCGCACCGTGATCCACCCCGACTATGCCGGCCTGGGGCTCGGCATCAAGGTCATCAACGCCACCTCGCGCGCGATGGTGGCCGAGCACTTCGATGTATGGGCAAAATACTCGTCTACGCCCGTCTATCGCGCGATGTGCAAGTTTCCCGAATGGAAACTCATGGGAATTGAGCGCAAGACAAACACCGTCATCGGTGGCAACATGAAGCGCGACAAGGGCTTCCGCGAGGATGTGAAAACGTACTCTTTCCGCTTCATCGGCTGACGCGTATGGAAAAAAAGCCTCGCGGGCGCCCCGCGTTCGCTGCCACCGAACGCGATCGGTCGCAAGTGAAAATGCTCAGCGCGATGGGCTTGCGGCACGACGAGATCGCGCTCGTCATGCACATCACGCCGCCGACGCTGCGAAAACACTTCTGGCCCGAGTTGCAAGCCGGGCGCCCCGAAGCGAACGCGAAAGTGGCGCATTCTCTGTTCCGCATGGCGACAAACCCGGACAAACCGAACGTCATCGCCGCAATCTTCTGGTTGAAAGCGCAAGCCGGGTGGCGCGACTCGGAAAGCACGGGTGTCGGCAAGAAAGAGGAAGTCGAGAAGCACGCACGCACCGCGCACGAGGGCACCGAGTGGTCTAGCTTGCTGCGCGTGAAGTGATGACTACGCGCGCTGCTCCTCCCGTCGCGTGGGACACCGCATGCCCCGACTGGGAGCAGCGCATCATGGCCGGCCGCTCCCTCATGCCCGACCTCCCGCTGATCAAGAGAGAGGCGCGCACGGCGGGCAAAATATTCGACTTGCTCTGCCTGCCCGACGTGCCCGGCCAGCCGCGCATGGCCGATGCCGCTGGGCCGTGGTTTCGTGACGCAGTGCGCGCGTTGTTCGGCGCCTATGACCCGGCGACCGGTGTGCGGCACATCAATGAACTGTTCATCCTCGTTCCGAAGAAGAATTCCAAGACCACCTACGGCGCCGCGCTCATGCTCACTGCCGTGCTCATGTCGCGTCGCCCGCGCGCTGAGTTCCTGCTCGTCGCGCCGACGCTCGAAGTCGCCAACCTCGCCTATTCGCAAGTCGTGGGCATGATCGAAGCGGACCCCGTGCTCACGTCGAAGTGCCACATCCAGGAGCACATCAAGCGCGTGGTGTATCGGCCCACGGGCGCGTTCCTCAAGGTCAAGTCATTTGACCCGAAGGTGGTCACGGGATCGAAGCCAGCGGGCGTGCTGCTGGACGAGACGCATGTGATCGCGGAGCAGCACGACGCGGATCGCGTCATTGGGCAGCTTCGGGGCGGGTTGATCTCGCAGCCCGAAGGATTCATCGTGCAGATCACCACGCAATCCGAGCGCATGCCGTCGGGCGTGTTCAAAGCGGAGCTTCGCAAGGCGCGCGCGGTGCGCGACGGGGAGCTACGCGACTCGGGCATCCTGCCACTGCTGTACGAATTCCCGGCGAGCGTGGATTGGCGCAACCCCGAGAACTGGTCGATGGTGTGCCCGAACCTCGGCCGCAGCATCATGCTCGATCGGCTGAGCAAGGAGTTCGACGTGGCGAAGCACGCGAGCGTCGAGGAACTGTGCCGCTGGGCGTCGCAGCACCTGAATGTCGAGATCGGCCTGTCGTTGCGCAGCGACCGCTGGGCGGGCGCCGATCACTGGCTCGCTTGCGCGGGCGCTGCGCTCACGCTCCACGCGCTGCTCGAACGCAGCGACGTGGTGACGATGGGGGTAGACGGCGGGGGCTTGGATGATCTGTTCGGCCTCGCCGTGCTCGGCCGCGACAAGGACACGGGGGCGTGGTTGCATTGGGGGCATGCGTGGGCGCATCCAAGCGTGCTCGACCGCAACCCGAGCGAGGCGCAGCGCTTCGGCGACTTCGCCCGCGACGGCGACCTCACCATGTGCGAAAAGATCGGCGACGACGTGATCGAGGTGGTGGAGATCGTGGTGCGGGTGGAGGCGTCAGGGCTTCTCGACAAGATCGGCGTCGACCCGGCCGGCATCGGCGTGCTGGTGGACGCGCTCATCGAGGCCGGCATCGCGTTCGAGCGCATCGTGGGCATCCCGCAGGGCTGGAAAATGATGTCGTCTATCAAGTCGACGGAGCGCCGCCTCGCCGAACGCATGTTCGAGCACAGCGGTTCGGCGCTCATGGCGTGGGCCGTGGGCAATGCGAAGGTGGAACCGGCCGGCAACGCGATCAAGATCACGAAACAAGCGGCGGGGTTCGCCAAGATCGACCCGCTCATGGCGCTGCTCGATGCTGCCGCGCTGATGTCAATGAACCCGCAGCCGCGCGCGAAGAAGTACCAGATGATGTTCGTTTGACGAGGTGAGCAAAAGGCCATGAGTGCAGTCCACGAACTGAATCGCGCGCTCGCCGCTGCGCTCGGCTTACCGAAGCTCACGACCCGCGCCGTGCTCACGCTTGAGGGGTTCAGTGCCATCGGAATTGAACTGGACCCCGAGTACATCGCTATCGCAAAGCGGCGCATTGCGTCCGATATGCCGCTATTCGCGTGATGGAAAACCTCGCCGCCGACATCCCGCCCGAACTGCACGCGATCGACACGCTGCTCGAACGCTACGGCGCGTGGGCGGTGAACAAGCGACGCGCGCATCACTGCGGGTCGGCCGAGGGGCGCTACCGCTCAGACACCGGCACGCCCGCATCAGATCGCGCTGTGCGCGGGTTAACCCGCGCCGAGGTACTCGATGCACAACGCGCCCTTGCCGCCGTCCCTGACCGGTTGCGCACCGTGCTTGTGCTGCTCTACATCCCGCGCCGCGTCCCGTTGCCCGCGCTGCTGAGGCAGCGTGGCATCACGCCCGCCGCGTGTCGCGAGCGCCACGTCGCCGGGTTGCGCGAGTTCGAACGCGCGTTCGCTTGCATGACGGCCCTCAGCGCGCGGCACTTGCGTAGTCGTTGAACGCGCGGTAGCATCCCGGCGACTTGGCAATCGGTCAATGCAACGCGCAGCCCCCCGGGCTGCTGCGGCATTCACGGAACGAATCACACTGCGCCCCGCATTGCCGGGGCGCTCCCGTTTGAGGACGCGTCGCTTTGTCAATCATTCCCGCCTTGTTCTCGCGCAACGCGCCAGCCGAGCCCAAGGCGCCGTCGATGTACGACTTGCTGCTCGCTGTGCGAACGCTTGACGCGCGAACGGCCGGCATCGAGGCGGCGATGGAGCGACTGCTCGAAGCGCTGGAAGATGACCCCGAGGCGGGCGAGGCGCCGAAGCGCGACCTGCAGGGCGAACTGCTGCCACGCGAACGCAATCCC